ACTTACCTCTGATATTAAGGAACAAGTATTCAATATCAAATGTAGGAAGGGTATCTACTTTGATTTTTGTTTTAATACAAGACTTAAGAACTTCTTTTATTGCTCTAGTAATACTCTTAGTATCCTCACTCTCCATAGCAAGTACTAAAAGTTTCTCTTCTTTAACTAAGAAAGGTCTATATGTAATTGTTTCTCCACTTGAAGGCAATTCCAACTCATAGGTTGGCGTAGCAATTTTTGGTAAAGGCATAACAAAATATAATATTATGTGTGTTTATTTAGCAGGTTTATACAGACTTTTCTTTTGCTTTAGCTAAAGCAATGTCTCCACTAGTTGCACCGCTTCCAGATCTAAAGTCACCAATAGAACCATCTATAGTAGAATTACCACCACCATCATTATCATTAACGTTCTGTCCTTTAACTGCTTGATTAATTTGCCCACCTTCACCTGTTACTTTATTAATCATCTCACCCAACCCTGCTCCTACAACATTTCCAAGATCATCTACTCTTGGAGCAATAACTTTACCATTTCTATCAGTCCATGTAGAATTTTTACCAACCCATCTCGTTCTTGGATTAGAAGGATTATCTTTTGGAGCACTCTTAGTAGATTGATTTCTTTCTATGTCAGGAGGAGCACCACCACCACCATTCATACTCATAGTTCTATCAGTTATATACCTAGTATAAGCAAAGGTTACAGTGAACTCAAGGTTCTGAGAAGGATCATATGAAACAGTTGTTGATGATATATTTTGAGGAAAAGCATCAATGAATGTATATGTTATCTCCCCTGTTTTACCATACACATTAGCAGCTGCTCCATGTACTCCTCTTCTTGATGAAGGTACACCCTGATGATCCTTGTTAAACTTATAAAGGTAAAGAGGTCTTCTATAATCCTCAGGATAAGAAGCACGATAAGTAGCAGATGATGAATTACTACCACCATTCAATTGCATAATATATTCTAACCATCCTTCAAACATATAAAGCATTCCATAATCACTATCAATATAAAATGTCAAATCAATAGTCCCATCAAAAGAACGACGATATGCACTCTTCTCAGTTACGCCATAGAAGTCAGTAGAAGCATCATGTGTATTTAAAGATGATCCTGGAAGTGAAGCTGCTTTACAAAGAACACTACCCTCATTCATTAAAATATTAGGTATCTTCTGTGCTGACAAATATGACTGTACCTCTGAAGGCCATGCCCAATGAACTCTATACAGACTTGACTGAGCAAGATTTCCAAACTTGCTTAAAAAATCTCTTGTACTATATCTTGTACCTGGTATGTTGCCAGCCATCTAAATACCATATGGTGTTTCCCTATACTATGTATGTCATATAAAGGTAAGTTTACCCCATCTCACTCAAATAAGTACAAAGGCGACTCAAGAAACATCATTTATAGATCCCTTTGGGAACTAAAATTTATGAAATGGTGTGATCGTAATGTAAATATACTTGAATGGGGCAGTGAAGAGTTCTTTATACCCTATCGTTCACCTCTAGACAATAGAGTACATCGTTATTTCCCAGACTTCTACATGAAGATTAAAGAAAATGATGGTAAGTTAATGAGGTATGTGATTGAAGTTAAACCAATGAAACATTGTGTCCCTCCCGTAAAAGGAAGGAAACAAAAAAGAACATTCATCCGTGAAGTGGCAGAATATGCAAAGAACCAAGCAAAATGGAAAGCTGCTAGGTCATTTTGTGAAGACAGACAATTAACCTTTAAAGTAGTTACGGAAAAAGAACTTGGAATTAGATAAACCCTACAAAAATAGACTCACTGGTATGGTAGAGAACCTCATAGGTACAGAGGATGCTGATGATTTAATGGTAGACATTATTGATCGTCTATCTGATGGTGTAACACCAGTACCTGACTTAGGAAACTACTACACATTCATCTACAAAGCAAAGACTCCCAACATTACATACGATACTAATCCTCTCGTTGCTGTTACAGAGTATATGCCAAATGGATTCAAGGGATACAACTTCCATTGGAATAGAATGAGAAACTATACCTTCATGGAGGTAGTAGGACAGTTATATTATGTGAACCCAATGGAGATAGATGAACTCAAGACTATTCCCTACCAAAATTTTGTTCTAAATAACTAAAAAGAAAGTATAGTGGCAACAGTATCTAACTCAATAATAACAAAAGACGGTACAAGAGGAACCTTTAGTTGGGATCCTGACTCTCTTTCTGTCGCTGCTTCATTTACAGATTCAGATGGTGCAAAATATACACAGAACTTAGATGATGGTAACTTCTTTAAGTCAGATGGTACGTGGTTAGGTGCAGAAAATCAACTATCTGTTAAAGAAGCATTCGGACAATCAGCAAATATAGAACTAGTAGATCCAGATATTAGAAAAACACTAGACAAATATGCAACAAATTTAAATGTATTTGGTACTAATGATGATGGTGGTGGAAATACAGAAGACGGTAAAGATGAAGGAGAAGCATTAACAGTTCAAAATGTAGAAACAAATACAAGAAATCAAAATAAGAGAAGAAGTTACAGTAACTTTAAAGATTTACGATACCCAGTAGCAAAACTTGCTGATGATGCAGACTTCATGAGAATTACCATGTTGGAGTATCAACCTGGTCAATTTAAAAGTGGTAGTAAAGCATCGGAAAGAAAAACTACATCATTAGGCTCTGTCATTCTTCCCATACCACCAGGACTTGCAGATACTAATACCGTTTCATGGAACCAACACACCATGAACGAACTCCAAATGGCAGGTGGTCAAGCAGCAATGGGAGTGATGAATTCTAACAACTTTTTTAAAGGTATGGCAGATGGAGCAAACGAATTACTTACTCAAGCTCAAAATCAATCTGGAGCTTTAAAACAGTTAGCACAAATTGCTTTAGTAGGACAAATACCAGGTATCAACGCAACTACAAACCAACTACTTGCTAGGGATCAAGGGCAAATACTGAACCCTAACATGGAACTATTATTCAATGGTCCAGCACTACGTAGTTTCACTTATAGTTTTAGGTTAACTGCTAGAAATGAAAAAGAAACCCATGTTATTAGAAGAATAATTAGATTCTTTAAACAAGGAATGTCTGTGAAGAAATCACCTGGTGGTAATCTATTTCTAGATTCTCCTAATGTATTTGATGCTTGTTTCCATGCAGGATACAATAATGTTCATCCATTCTTATATAAAATGAAAAGAACAGCATTAACTAGTTTTGGTGTCAACTATGTACCAGACGGAACTTACATGACATTACCTAACTCTTCAATGACTGCTTATGAAATACAATTAACAATGCAAGAACTAGATCCAATCTTTGATGATGATTATACAAATGACAACGATGAATCAGTAGGTTTCTAATGTCTAATTACTTTAAACAACTCCCAAACTTTGATTATATCTCTCGTATTAATGAGAGGAAATCTAACCGTGACTTCTTAGAAGTTAAAAACTTATTTCGTCGTGCAGTAGTACGAGAAGATATTTTTACTAACTTTATGTCTTTTACTAAGTATAAAATAGAAGGAGACGAAAGACCAGACCAAGTTGCATATAATGTATATGGTGATGAAGACTTAGATTGGGTAGTACTTATTGCTAATAATATAATCAACGTAAGAGATGAATGGCCAATGTCACAGGGAGATTTTAATAACTATCTCTCAGAAAAGTATGGTGACACTGGTGGAGTAGATTTAATTAAACACTATGAAACTATACAAATTCAAGACTCTAAAGGAAAAATATTTGTACCTAAAGGAAAGATTGTTGACTCAACATTCAAAGCAACCTTCTTAGATAGTGGAACTAATCAGTTGGTTGAGGTAAGTCCTATAGTAGGTATTAGTTATCGTACATATGAAGAAAGACTCCAGGATGATAAAAGAAATATCAACATCCTAGAGTCTAGATTTTTATCGTATGTCATAGACGAAGTAGAAACTCTACTAGACTACGAACCATCAAGTGAATACATTAACCCAAAATTAAAGAGGGGAAGTAACCCCAACTTAGGTTAACTATTCGTTAGCAAGTTTCTGAAAATAACTTAAAGCATCATCTTCATCAGCATCTGTTGACTGTGTAGTAACAGGAGCAGCAACTGCTGCTGCAACAGGAGCACGTGCAGTATCCTCTGCTTCAACTTCCTCATCAAAACGAGGACGTTGTGCTTTCTTCTGTCCTAAGACAGACTTAAGACGACGTTCTAAATCTTCATATGATTTGAAGTTAGATTGTGAGGTGAACTCAGCAACAGAGTACTCTTTTTTCCAGAGTGCTTCAAGTGCGTCATCGTCATCAAGGAGAGGTGCAGGAGCATCAAACTCTGACTTGTCATAATTCCAGTAACCATCAACCTTGCGTATCTTAAGTTTGAAGTTTGCACCTTGCCAGAAATCGAAAGGATTAATGGGTGTCTCATCTTCAAACTCAGGTTGCATAGCTGCGGTTAACTTATCAAAAATCTTCTTCCCAAACTTGAATAGGAAGACTCCTCCTTCATTATGAGGATTAACTGGGTCTTTTACAACGTAGATGTTTGCATAGTAGGAAAGCTTACGCTTCTGTCTACGAACAACATCCTTATCAGCATCATTACCGCTGTTCCATAAGTCACGATTGTATTCTGATACAGGATCCTTTCCACCCATTGTGGTAAGAGAGTTCTCAATGTACCAACCACCTGGTCCTTGGAATGCATGAGAATAAACCTTTGCCCAAGGTAAATCCTCACCATCTGGTGCAGGAAGGAATCGAATGACAGCGTAACCATTACCGGACTTATCCAGTTCTGGTTTCCAAAGTCGCTCATCAGCACCACCTCTGGTAGTACTTGTCTTCTCAATCTCCTTAACTAATTTGGAGGTGAGCGAACCGAGAGAAGACTGTTTCTTTAGACTTGAAAAAGACATAGATTTGGCTTTTGTTTTTGGATTTGGCTTTTGTGTACCTTTTTATTATACTATCAAGAAGAAGTATTGTCAACCTGCTGTTTCATCACACCAATCATCTTTTCCATATTGGTAAAGACAGTTGCCATGTCAACGTCACGAGGCATACCCATCATGACAGCAGATTCTTGAATGTTATCCTTCATTTTCTTAGCAGCAGGATCATTAGATAAACTCATACGAGCATAAAGTACCTTCTGCTTCTCAAGTAATTCCATAAGCAGTTCAATATGTTCTGCTTTGGATTCATTATCCATTTGAGGAAAATTAAAGACGCTTCCATAAACCTCCTCTTGGAGATCCTGAATGTCTGTCATTTCCTTACGGACAATATCTGATTCAAAAAAACTCAATTTCTTTCAACCTCATCGGAAGTTTCAGTTTCAGTTTCAGTTTCAGTTTGACTCTCTTGAATTTGTTCAAGAACATCAATAGCTCCTAGAAGTTTAAGACGAGTTTCACTGACAGTAATCAGTTGCTCTCTTAAATTCTTAAGAACTTCATCATTAGTCATGGCCATGAATAACAACCTCCTTAAGGACTTTTTTATAATGTGGTACATTAATATTTAGGAAAGGTGTATATTTTTTAATCCGTCTACTGACGGTTTCCCACACCGGATCCTTCAACTTTTTATCAAAGTTTTTAACGTACCCAAGTATTCTATCACATATCACAAGAGTTTCAAGAGTAGTGTATCCACCCAAGTAACTTTTTAATATATGAGGGTGTCCATTGCTACAATCAAACACCTCATCCACCTGCCTGTCAAATAATACATCAGCGTCTTCCTTAAAAGTATAAGACAATGATTGTACCTTCTTCTTCCACCGTGTAAAATTACTATCTCCTTCCTTTATTATCTCTCCTATCCATAGTGTCTCTGGATCTTTGCAAGATGCAAAGTTTGCTACAAAATAATCTTCAATCTCCTTGTCTGGATGTGCTCTAGACATCTTCTCAAAAAAGTACCTGTCTTTACGCTTATAGAATGATTGTAAAGAAGCACGGGACCTACCACAATACTTGTGATAATCATACTTATCTTTAGTGAAGTGATTCTTCATTGCCAGATAAGTTTTATAACATTCAAAAGGCATCATCCATTTAGTGGTTGAATAATAATTCTATTGTTGTCGTAGTCTGCTTTAAATTCTAACTGAACATCATGTTCCCACATTAACTCCTCATATAAAGCATTGAGTCTATCCATGTCTTCCCATAGATCGTTTATGTGATAGTTATCATCTTTATCCATTTAAAAAAAGTAATAGGGGAAAAAATTGGCAGGATTTTTTTTGGAGCTTTTATGAAACTAAATCGGCAATTTCGCACGGGATGTGCGTTTTAAAAAGTTCAACTCTTGTGCATCGTATTTAAGTTTCTCTTTGAGAGGTTTCGATAAAAGTTTAGGTACAGATTCTAATTCTATTGTGTTCTGATCACAATAGACAATGATTGCTTCAATGTAATTTAGTGAATCATTTTCATGTACTAACTTCTCAATGTCCTGTGCAAACTTTGAAGGACAGAGGAATTTCTTTTCTAATACTGCGTTGAGTTCTTTATCCATTACCATGAGACTGGAGATTATGGGAGACAAATTTCTTAATGTACTTTACTAATAGTTTAATATACTCGTCTTTGTTACGTTTGTCAAATACTTTTACATCTCCTCCTGGTGTTACCATCATAGTAATAAGTTTCTTAACAGGTATACCAGTTAACTCATAATACATACAGGCATATGCAGTTTCTTGTACGAAATAGTTTTCCAACCACTTCTCTGGTTTAATCTTTTCAGAAGTCTTAAAGTCTATGACTGCTAGTTCGCCTTCATATTCAGCAATGCAATCAACACGACCAGCAATGCCAAGATACTCTGAGTAGAGAGT